GAGCTGGATGCTGGTTCCTTCATCGACCTGCTCCGCAACGCTTCGGCTCTGTATCAAGCTGGCGCCACCGTGCTGACCGGCCTGACCGGCAACGTGGCTATCCCCCGCCAATCCGGCGCTGCTACCGCTTACTGGGTGGCTGAGTCTGGTTCCCCCACCGAGTCCCAGCAGACCGTTGACCAGGTGAGCCTGGTGCCCCGCACCGTGGCTGCTTACACCGACTTCAGCCGTCGCCTGATGATCCAGTCCTCCATCGATGTGGAGAACATGGTTCGCAACGATCTGGCCAGCGTGATCGCTCTCAAGATCGACTACGCCGGTCTGTATGGCACTGGTGCCAGCAATGAGCCCCTGGGCCTGAAGAACACCACCGGCATCGGCACCGAGGACTTCGCTGCTGACGCTCCTACCTTCGCTGAGGTGGTAGCACTGGAGAGCGACGTGGCTACCGCCAACGCTCTGCTCGGTACTCCTGTGTACCTGATGAACGCTGCAATGCGCGGCAACCTCAAGACCACGAAGAAGGACGCCGGCTCGGGCATCTTCATCATGGAAAACGGTGAGGTGAACGGCTACCGCGGTGTTCTGTCCAACCAAGTCGCTTCCGGCGATCTGTGGTTCGGCAACTTCGCCGACCTGATCATCGGCTACTTCTCTGGCCTCGACCTGATGGTGGATCCCTACACCCACAGCACCAGCGGCACCGTCCGCGTTGTGGCGATGCAGGACTGCGATATCGCGATCCGTCACGCCGAGTCCTTCAGCCGCGGCAACAACACCCTCTGATCATGTTGATCAAGGTCTTACGGCAAACCGTGCTGGCAGGCCAGGTGGTTCGTTTGGGGGAGGTCCATGAGGCTTCCCCCTCGGACGCCAAGTTCCTGATCGGTATTGGTAAAGCTGTTGCGGTCGCCGACAAGGTGGCCGACTTGGTTGAGGAAATTGCTCAGCCAGCACCTAAACCATCTACCCCTCGACGGAGGGCTAAATCATGACCATCCACAACCTTGGCTCGAAGACCACGGTTCTCGGTCTGCTGCGCAACGACGTTGTTGCTGCTACCGGCACCGGCTCTGCTATCGATCTGCAGGGCTATGAAGGCGACATGGCTGTCCTGCTGGACGCCGAAGCAGGCGGCGCTGGTATCACCTACGCCGTGAAGCTGACCGAATCCGACACCTCCGGCGGTACTTACACCGACGTGACTGGTGGCGCATTCACCACCACCAGCGCAAACACTGCCTCGCTGCAGAAGATCTACGTCAACGTGACTTCACTGAAGCGTTACGTCAAGGTCTCTGTGACTGTGGCTGGTGGCTCCGGCGCTGGCGCTGTTGCCGTGATCGGTCTTGCTTCTGCGAAGTACGGCTAACCATGGCGCTGACGGAGGACCTGGATATTTTCTTGGCGGACTTTGGAGTCAGCTGCACGGCTGGCTCCACTACCGCCAACGGAATCCTGGACATGCCCAGCCAGGTGATCAGCGATGGAATGGTGCTCACCACCGACTACACGCTGACCGCTAGGGCCTCCAACTTTGGCAGTCTCATCCGCGGTGATTCGATCACTGTCGATGGGACTGCCTACACCGTCCGCGAGACGATGTTGATTGATGACGGCAAATTTGTTCAGCTCGGGATTCAACGAACATGAGCGGTCCCTTCAAGGTCAACACACGAAGCCAGTGGACAGCGCAGAATCCTGTGCTGATGGCGGGAGAGCCTGGCCTTGAAAGTCAGACCAGCAATCTGAAGATTGGCGATGGCCGAACGGCATGGAATCAGCTGCCGTACTTCGCAGCACCGGGGTATTGGGGCAGTTTCTGGGATGAAACCTCACAAACAGCTGTAGCCGATACGCCAACCGCTATCAAGATGCGGTCGGTTGATTTAAGCAACCGCGGCGTCCATATCGTCTCCGAAACTCGGATGACGTTTCAGCATCCCGGCGTTTATAGCATCACGTTTTCAATTCAGTTCAGCAATAGCGACACTCAGATTCACGACGTGAATGTGTGGCTGCGGAAGAATGACAGCGGCAGCAGTGGTGATGTGCCTGCGAGTGACAGCCGCTTCAGCATTATCTCTAGTCATGGCGGGATTGATGGCAACGTGATCGGCTGCGTGAACTTTGTTCTAAAGCTCGCAGCCAATGACTACATCGAACTGATGTGGGCAACTAGCAACGCCTTGGCCTACATCCATGCAGAACCGGCGCAGACCAGTCCGTTCTCGCATCCGTCTATCCCTGGCATTATTTGCACAGCCGTGCAGGTAGCTGGGGCATGACGACTCGACGTGAATCGATCCTGGCTCGGATCCGCACCAATCTGACGGATACAACTGACGTTGGCACGCGAATTTACCGCAGCCGCGTTGAACCGCTAGCCAGAGGCGAACTGCCTGCTTTGGTTGTGGAGCCCATCAACGACACATGCGTGCAGCTGACCAGTGCGCCGACGTTGGACTGGACGCTGACAGTCAGGGTGAGTGTGATCGTGCGCGGCAATATCCCGGACCAGGTTGCAGATCCGATTGTTGAATCACTGCACGCCAAGATCATGGCGGATCTCACCTGCAATGGCTTTGCTTATGACGTTCAACCGATTGGAGTGAGTTTTGATTTACAGGAAGCAGATCAGCCATCTGGCGTGATCTCCTGCGACTTCGCGGTGAAGTATCGGACCCGTGTCGCTAATTTGGCTCAGAGTCCGTAGTAGCTACGATGATGGACGAACACCACGGCCAGGGCGGAAGCTATCTGGTCGACAAGAAAACCGGCAAGCGAAAGCTCGTCGAGCGGACCCAGCCGGCTCCCCATCCACAACCTGAGGTAGCCACCGATGGCATCAGTTCTGACGCGCCGGCGCCTGATTCTGGCGAAGATTGAAAGCACCTATGGCACTGATTCGAGCCCGAGCGGTTCGAGCAATGCAATCTTGGTGCGCAATTTAGAGATCCAGCCACTGGTTGCCGAAACCGTCAACCGTGACCTGGTGCGCCCCTACATGGGTCAGGCCGACCAGCTGCTGGCTCAGACCCGCGTTGAGGTGAGCTTTGAGGTTGAGCTGGCTGGTTCCGGCACCGCCGGCACCGCTCCTGCGTATGGCCCAATCCTGAAGGCCTGCGGCCTCAGCGAGACGCTGGTCACCAGCACCAGCGCCACCTATGCGCCTGTGAGCAGCAGCTTCAGCTCGGTCACCATTCACTACCACGAGGACGGTATCCGTCACAAGCTGACCGGCTGTCGCGGCAGTTTTGAGATCACCGGCGAAGTCGGTCAGATCCCGGTGATCAGCTTCACCATGACGGGCATCTATAACGCCCCGACTGATGAGACGCTGCCTACTCCCACCTACGCCAACCAGGCCACCCCGCTGATCTTCAAGCAGGGCAACACCACCAACTTCAGCGCCTTCTCCTACAGCGGCTGTCTGCAGTCCTACAACTTCAGCATGGCCAACGATGTGATCTACCGCGAATTGGTGGGTTGCGCGAAGGAGATTCTGATCACCAACCGCGCCCCCAGTGGCACCGTTGTGATCGAAGCCCCGACCATCACGGCCAAGGACTTCTTCACGATCGCAACTGGCACCAGCACTGGCAGCATCACGTTCCAGCACGGCACCACGGCCGGCAATATCGCCACCGTGACCACTGCTCAGTCTGACCTGGGCAACCTGAGCTATTCAGATCAGGACGGGGTGCAGATGCTGAACATGCCATTTATTGCAGTTCCGACCAGTTCGGGCAATGATGAGTTCAGTCTCGCCTTCACCTGATCCTTGGCGTTCGTTCTGAAACGGTCTGGCTCTTATTCCTGGCCCGTCAATTTCGATGTTCCCATCGATGGCGGCCGGCATGAGCGCCAGACTTTTGACTGCGAATTTAAGCAGCTATCGCAAACCCGGATCCAGGAACTGAGTGAAGGGATCGGCAACGATGAGTTGTCGGCCTTGGAGATTGCGGCTGAGGTGCTTGTCGGCTGGTCTGGCGTGACCGACGACGAAGGCAAAGAGGTTCCGTTCAGCCAGAAGAGCATGGCGGATCTGCTTGAGGTGCCGATGCTCGCTAGCGCCATCGTCATGGCCTACTTCGAGAGCCTGCAGGGAGCTAAGCGAAAAAACTGACTGAGGCCGCGGAGCATTGGGCAGGCGGCGGCGTCATTGATGAAGTCGCCACTGATGCCGCGGCCATGGGCCTGGAACTCCCGGACCTTCCGCCACCACCCGAGGAAAACTTTTTCGTCTGGGAAACGAACTGGGAAATCGTCCAGATGTTCTTGCGTCTTCAGACGCAATGGCGCACAAATATGTCTGGAGTGACGGGGCTGGACTATACAGCGGCCCAATGGCTGTTTAAGCTGTACGCAGTAGAAGAGCCGCGGGAGCTGCTGGAGGGCCTGCAAGTCATGGAGGCAGCAGCAATGAGCAAGCTCAACCAATCCAGCTAGCCATGACTCTCAACCGCGACGCCGCATTTCGACTAAAGGTCAACGTCGACGGTGCCAATCAGATCACTGCGTTCAATCGCAATCTGAAAGGTTTAGAGACCACTGCGCAACTAAGCAAGGCCCAGCTCGGGCAAATGAATATCCAGATCAACCGCATGGCGCGGGAGGCTGGAAACACTACGGCTGGGATTCGACAGCACATCGCGGCACTGACCACGTTGCGCGATCGGGTTGATCTCAACAGCAAGGCCTATCAACGCCTGGGCAATGAGATCGATCAGCTGCAGGCTAAGTTGCGCGCCGCCTCAGGCGCTGCTGGTGGCAGTGCTGCGACTGGCGGCGGATTCCTGCAAGGGATCTTGGCGCTCAGCGGCAAGATTGCTGCGATCACTGC